AAGTTTGTGCCAAAGGGGAGATTGTAGATATACTTGTTGTGCCAAGGACTCTTCCTTTGTTCTAGGCTCGGTAGAATACTTCTATAAAAGGCCGGTGAGCTAGTCGCATATCTCACAATTTTGCCGTCATAGTTTAAGCTAAAAGACTCGATCGGCTCAGAATCTATTGTCGAATAGGCGGGAATGAGTTCCGAGTATTTTCTTAGGCTGAGTCCTGACGCATCTGGCCACCATGGAGCAATTGGGCCAATTCCTGATGCATCGGCAATAAAGGTGCCTGAGAGATCCCGTGTGAATAAGAATGGAGCATTTAAGAGATTTGCTTCTGTTCTGTGACATGTAAAGAAGAGTTGTCTACATAGATTCGGAATTCTTATATTTATCCGCGTTGATGAGCCCTTTGTTCCTTGTGTTATAGTATAATGCTGCATGATTGGATAGGTGAGCTCTGATAGACGAAAGCGATTTGCCTCGGGTTTGTCAATATACACATACTCAACGAGAAGATATGATGAGGCGATTTGAAATGATGCTGGCATGGTTACGCCAGGAATCTTTGTGACTTTGACAGATTCCTCAGGATTCCCATTCAGCCCATACACATCTTGCCCATTTGGATCGAGTTGGTAAAAGGGGCTCGAGATCATCGGTGGCAGGATGAGAGATCCTACGTTTGGCTGCGATGGCTGTAGATTGAAGGGTAGAACATTGCTTGGTATGCTATAAGCATCAGGCGTTTTTAGACGGCTTGTTGTTGTGTATAAATTGGCGTCTACATTAAATGTTATATTTATCTGAACAGGATCGGTACCAATCGCATCTATGGGCAAGGCCGACGATGGCTCTCTGGCGAACCAGAAGGGGAGTGGTGTTATAAGGGTTTGTTGTTGGGCGAAGCCATTTGATTGTGGTGTGAAGCCTGCGTCTTTACGCCCAATCATCCGATTAACTGTTGTTGTCTTTTCTAGAGGGGTTGTGAATTCGTCGATGACTTCTAAGAGAGACCCGCTCATTGTATCAATTTGTGATCCACCGATCGTGATACTCGCATTTGCCACCAAGGCGTGACCGACAGAATTCGTCCAGCCGAAGGTGGGGCCCGCGAAGGGCTTTTCCGCTGCCGCCGAGGCAGCTCGTGCCGCTGCCTGAGTTGCTGATATATCTGGCATGACCGTGACCAAAAAGACTTTACGTATCAAGTGACCACGCCTCGGCAGAGTAGCACGTGCTGTGTTTCCGAATGCCGGTTGATTATCGAATTCTACACGATAAATTTCTGTCGTGAAGCGTCCAGCCTTGACAAAGGCTTTCTGGAAGGCTTGAATGTCTGGTTGTCCCTTTGGCAACAGGCGTTCATCCTGGAGACCTGTTGTCAGAAGTTTCAAAAGGCTGGCCGAGGCCATCTGAAGCGTAGTAATAATAAAGCTTTAACATTAGAATGAACGCCTTCGATGTTTATCTTTTTTTTCTAAAAATAATTGTGTCTGTGCAATTTATGCTTATTCTTCTTAAGAAGCAGTCAATTACAAGCATTGAATTCTTAATAAGTGAAATGGTTTTTAAGATATCGCTGGGGATATTCCTAATTATATTCTTTTGGATAAATAAAATATCAGAAATTAGAGGTTCTGATAAAGTTATTATTGGTTTCGCTGGAGTTGTCTTGATATATGATGCTGTGCATATAAATTTGCCACATATTCTTGAATTTTATGGGATTAAATTTAATCCATTAGAAATGATTCATAACGTTAAGCACTAAAGTGAAAAGAACCCCTAGGGGTTCTTTTCACTTTAGTGCTTAACGTTAGTCACTAAAATCTATAATTTAAGAACCCTATGGGGTTCTTAAATTATAGATTTGACGGTAGGGCAATTGGACTCATTTAATTCTGGAACATCTGATTAGCAATTCCATTCTGAAATCTGAGCCACTGAAGGCCTATGACGAAGACTTTCACTTCCCACAAGTCACTCGCCATAATGCTAAGAGTTAGACGAGCCGTTTGCAACCGTGACGCATTTAGAGTGCCTGACGGTTGATGTTCACCAGGATTTTTGGAGAATGAGTATCCATAGATATAAGAAAAGTAGGCTGAAGCACCCCCCTTGTGTGCTTTGCCCAGTGTTCTTCTGAAAAACTGCTCATCAGAGTTAATGATTTCTACACCATTAAATTGAAGGCTGGCTGATTTTAGTAGAGGGGTCCTTGGATTATAGATGGGGTCGTATTCTGAGTTAAGAATACTAGAATAGTTCGTCCATTCATTATTAAGATGTGTTCCCTTGCGTCGAACAAACCAGATAATTTCTTCCATAGGATGATTGAGTTCCAAGGGGAGCTGAACCGTGATTGTGTCAGAGGAACTATTGGTGGCATATTTGAGTGGCTCCTCGAAATAAAAGGTTGCCACGTCACGCCTTAGGACTTCGAAGGGCTGCCTGAGAATTTTCTGACGCATAATGCCATCGGTATTGGCCGCCTGGGTGATGAGCTTTATCGTCTTGAACTGCGGTATCGTGGCTGTTGATGTTACACTTAGGGGAAGTTGAACGGGGCCGAGATATGATATTATCTGATTCTGGAGGCCGAGAGGAGTATCGGTAGAGCAGGTTCTTGAACCGCCGATAATTTGAACACATTCATGAAAGGGTCTCAGTGTAACGTGAATTCGGACAGATCCCTCCTTACATGCTAAGAGTGGTAAGGCCTCCTTGAGCTTGATGCGTGTGAAAAAGAAGGGCAGTGGAATATATAGGGTTCTATCGGTGGTTGGGAAGGGATGTGTCTGAGTCATGTTTTTGCTGCCGAGCCCTTGGCCAAGGCCAAACTGTATATTCTGATCGGCTAAGAGATAATAGGCATTCAAGAAATCTCCATCGATTGTTTCTATTGTCGAATCGCCTATCTCAAGTTCCGCCTTTTCGATTATTACGGAACCTAGGCGATCGGCATAGGCCCAGAAATCGGATGTGATTTTGTATCCACCTGATTCCATACGTAGGAGGGTTGTATCATCAAGCCAATGACCCAATTCAATCTGTAGGAAGGTATTTAAGAGAAGATCACCAGTCCCCACAGATTTCATATCGAAGCTGAAGCGTTGCCCAAAGGCGGTTGGGCCACGGAAGGGAAATTCTTGAACTGACAGTGAAAAGGGATTTAGCCTGCGGCTTGAATCAGGAAGCCACCATGTCTTATCGGCAGATAGGGGGAACATATAGTTATCCTGGAAGTCTCTTGGTGTCAAATCAAGAAGAGTTGTTATATCGCCACCTGCTCTTTCAAAACCTATAGCCAGTGGTTTATCTGAAGACTCATCGGCCATTTACTTGAGGACTGGCTTTAATTAAAGGAAAAAAGCTCGGCACCACCGTGCCCATCAGTATTATATTCTGACCAACCTTCTTCTATTACGTTGAGCTGTGTCGTGTGTATTGTGTGGCTTGTGTTATTCGTGTTTATTGCTGAGCCGGGATTTGCTAGGTCTATGTAGAAAGTCGGTTTATCTGCCGTCGTGAAGTTCACGGCACCTGTTGCATCCTTTATGTTGAATCTCAGGGCCGGCATATCTCCCAGGGTCCAATTCATTGTATAGATTTCCAGGCCAGAATCAGTATCCTCTTTAGCATAATTCACAAGATCTCTCCAAACAAAGGGTTCCAAAGGGGATTCTCTTGTCTTTGCGGCGATGGTTAGAGAGACTGTGTTAAAGTAGGGTTTATTGGCCGGTGTTGATACACTATACAAGCGGTTCGCTAAGATATCAGCTGTTGATCTGAAATACCAGATAAGGCGGCTAGCAGGATGGCGACCATCGATACGGCGTTTTACTGTGGACACACCGCCAGCAAGGACGGAAGTATAATCAAGTTCTGATTGAATGAAAGTATTCTCAAAGAGACGACTGAAGCGGACTTTTAGCGGAATTCTTTCAAGGGACTTTTGCATATCACGCTCGACGTAGACCTGGGTTGTTTCTAACTGTAACTGAAGTGGCTGAATCTTCTCTCTGGGGATTGTGTTAAAGGTGGTTAGTGTGTCTTCTGTGGGTTCTGGAGGCGTCAATGATGTTTGTATTGTCATTTGGATGTTCCAA